AGTCCTCAAACTTACGCTCGGCAAATTGTGGCCGCTACTCCACGCCGACGGGGAGGACGTGGTGCGTTTGGCCGGCGTGGTGCATGACGAAATCATCCTGCTCGTCAGAGAAGAACACGCAGACACCTGGGCGCTCCAGCTGCAAACCGTGATGGAGGAAGCTGAAGCTCGTTGGTTGGGCGAAATTCCGCCGCTTGCTGAAGCTAAGGTCGGGGATAGCTGGCAAGAGGCCAAGTGATCCAGGAGGATTTTGAGTACCGCGTTCGGATGCACGCGCGTCACGGTGGTACTCATGATCTTTTCATTGTTGCTCCAGATGCTTTCTCCGCACGGATGAAGGCACTGGAGCTTTGTCCTGAGCATCGCCCCCAGTCGGTGATGCGAGTCTCAGATTGTGTCTCATGAGTCGCGCCCGCACGGGAAGAGAGTTGGTGATGGAGTGGTTGATGCGGGAGATTCGTGCGGCGAAGACGGCGGATTTGCAGCGGGCTGCGGCATTTTTGGAGTGGGCGCGGGATGTGCGTAAGGGATGCTCCAAGCAGAGGGGTGGGGCGCGGGTGGCGCAGTCCAATGCGTGGCGCAAGCGGGTGGATGACGATGTGCGGTGGTGAGACTACTGTGACGCAGTATGCTACTGTGTAGCAGACTAGACCGCAGGCCATGCCCCTGAACCACGGAAACAAGTACTACTGCCAGCTGCTGATTGACCCCAATCGCTACAAGTTGGCGGAGAATCTTGCGTCCCAAGAAGGCAAGAAGGTTACGGCGTACTTGCGGGAGCTGGTGTACGCAGGTTTGGCGTTGAGGTCGTCTGAGTACAAGAGTGCGCAGGAGGCGGATGAGGCGGCGTGGAAAGATTCGGTGAAGCGGCGCGTGGAGGGGCGGATGCGCTCCAAGCAAGAGGGCAAAGTGTCAGAAACTGACGCATGAGACTCAGTTGTGTTTCGTGATATACCGACAGTTGCAGCGGGCAGCCTTTAAGCTTACACAGTAGTCACTTGAGAGCAATGACGCGCTATGTCGTCATGGTCGAAGATCGCTGGGTTACGGCGGTTTACGGCCCTGGTAAAGGAATCGGTCTCACCGGCGCCAAGGAGGATGCATCCTCGTGGGTCACATACGAGCGGGCTGTCGCTGCGGCGCGAGTTATTGCTGAGTGCACTAACAGTCCTGTTGCTGTGCATAGCGTTGATGAACCCACCTATCCCCGGTCATGGAAATAGTGTCGTTCCAGGAACAGCAGGATCCCGAACTCAGGCTCGGTGAAGGTCGCTCTCGTACCAGTGCGGAAAAGGCTTGGCTGTTTGAGCTGAAGATCTGGTTGCCCGGGCAGGGGGCGATGCGGGATCTGGTGCGGGCTGAGTCGCTCCAGCAGGCGATTGAGTTTGCGCAGAATCGTTATCCGAACTGCAAAGTCGAGGTGCCGGCAACGGCAGCCAAAAAACCTAAGCTGGCTCGTGCCAAAAATGGGCCGCGTGAAGCTGCCCGGCGTCGTCTCAAACTCGTGGAGAAAAAAGGTGAGTCAACCAATCGCTGACTGGGCACGCCAGAGCTGGGGGCGAGTCATCGTCGACCAAAATCGCGCTGACCTTCTCGACAGGCTGTATTTCTGGGACGGACGGGACAAAAAGGACCATCCGCTGCACAGCACCTACACGGGGTTGTACCAGAAGTACAACATCAACTAGGCGGAATCTCGGTCCATACCAAAGTGATCGGCCAGGTTATCTGCGGCTTCGCGGATAGCCCAGGCCGATTTTGTGCGTTCCAGCTGGTGGAGAGTGTTCAGGACAAGGGCGGCTTCCAGCAGGGCGCGATAGTCCTGTTTGTTGAACAGGCTGACTAGCCACTGGTCCGTGGCTGCCTTGTGGAAGCTGGACTCGGGCGTGTGTTCGATGGGGCGCATGGCTAGTTTTTGCGGATTCGCATGAACCAGCCTGTGTCGTTGCCTTCGATGAGCCAGCGAGGCAGCCAGTTCTTTCTGGAGTAGGCAATGCCGGCTCCTCCTTTGTTGCTGGCGTAGCCGCCGTTTAGGAGGTCGGCTTCACCGAATGGGTCGTTGTGGATGAAGTGCGTTGGGGTGTAGCCCACCACTACGGTCCAGTGGCCTGTGCCGCTGGGTTTTGCTATGGGCCCCTTGTGTAACCAGCCGGTTGGAACGGGGCGACCGTTGGCGATTTCGTTTTCGAGATCCTCAACTGTGCCATCCATTTCAAAGGTGGCAGTTAGTCCCAGTGCTTTGAGGGCGGCGATTTGTGCTTTGGGATCGGTTGTGTCACCAAAACGGGCACGAAGACGGTTGTATTCGTAATCGCCTGAGATCTTGCCGTAGTAACGAGCCACCATCGCGCAACTGGAGCTAAAGCACTGGCGGTAACCGGTTGCTCCATCGTCAGCGCCCAGCTGGTACTCGTATGGAACTTTTAGTAGCTTTTGATCTGGTGGAACGGCAGGTTTAGCTCCAGCGTGCTGTTCCATCAGCCGAATCAACTTCTCCGGGTATGTAGGGTCTGTTGCGTAACCTTCTTTGTGTAACCACTTAGCGGCTTCTTCGCGGGTGGAAGCGTTATTGCAACCTTTGTAGTTTTTGTAATCTTTGTACCAGTGGTCGACAAGGTACATCACGCAAGACAGCAGATCGGGAAAGTCGATGAAGCTGTCGGTGATTGTGATCCATTGATTGTTTATAAATTCTTGTGTTTTCTTGTCGCTACCTTCGCCTTTTAGGCCGAAGAAGTTGTTTCTGCCGGATACGAGTTTTCCGTAGTTGGATTCCAAAGCCCATTGGGCGGCTACGAGTTCTGGGAATTTGGCGCCAGCGACGCGGGCGGCTTCGAGGATGCCTTCCCAGCTGTTGGGGAAGTTGGTTTGCTTGCCGGCAACAGCCCAGGTTTTGAACCAGCCTTGGTCGCGGCCCAGGATGTGCGGATTGGCTTTGTTGATAGCGCGTTCCAGTTCGGTGAGGGCCGCCATCTGGTGAGGCAGTCCTTTGTAGAACCGGAATAGATCGATCAGTCGGATCGTGTTTTGCGCCATTGCCGCCTCCTGCGTTGTTGTTTGGGGCGCCGCCGTTCTGGGGCGGCGGTCAGCGCTTTGGGAAAATCACCTTTAGCGCTTTGAGTACCAGCTGGATCCAGCTGTTTTCTTTGATGGGAAGCAGTGCGATGACTTCAGAGCCGGCGGCCACGATGATGGCGATGGTTGCTGCCGTGGTCGGATCCATGCGAAATAGGGAATCTGCAGGAAGCTTAGCTGTACTAGACAAGAGTTCCTGCGCACGTAAGAGTTTCTACCGCTACATTCCGTGTAGCCACTGCTGGGTATGGACCATCGGATTGAGGATGGCGAATACTTAAACAAGAAGGAAGCAAAAGCAAGATTTAGACAATCAATTCTTAAACAGTGGGGCAATTCGTGCGCCTATTGCGGTACGGATTTGGGACGTTCTGCCACGCTGGATCATGTGCACCCGAAAATTCGGGGCGGCCATACGCACCAGCAAAATTTGGTGGCTTGCTGTTTTGGGTGCAATATCTCAAAGTCAGCGGAAGACTGGCTGGAGTGGTACAGGGACCAGCCGTTCTGGGAGCCGCATCGGGAAGATGCGATTATTACGTGGATTACTGAGGGGCTTGTTGCTTAGGGTCCCAACCCATGCCTTCGAGGTACATCATTGCGATGTAGTGGTCTTCGGCGTAGCGGCAGATGCTGTTCTTGCAGGCGCGGTAGTACAGTTCGCCGCGCTCGTTTTCCAGCTGATCCAAGCTGAAGCCGTTGCCGTAGTCGGTGGTGTTGACGACGCTCATTTTTTGCTGCCGACGGTCATTTCGATGTGGCGCACGCGGGTTTCGAGATCGGTGAGCCTTTCTTTGGAGTCGTTTTTGAGTTCTTGGATGTCGGCGGCGACGGTGCTGACGGACTGGTCCAGCTTGGCGACTTGCATAAAAAGGCCAGCTAAACCGACCACTGCAGCGGTCAGCAAAGCTGGCACAATTTGGTTGAAGGGGTTTTCAGGTGGTTTGGCAGTGATTAACGCCTCTTCGTGGTGATCCATTGCGAGGCATACTGCCGACCTTTTTACTAATTTAGCGGCCTTGGCCGACCAGTTTTTTCTTGCCGCGACGGCGTGGACGGCTGTGTTGGCCGTAACCCTGACTGGTTGTTTTGGGGCGGCCAGCTTTGTGGTCGACGCGCCCCAGTGCTGTTTTGCTCTTGACTGCCATCACCAATAACGGTCTTGCCAATCAGAAGTATGACACCACTGCCAAACCATGCCCGCAAGAATCAGGCAGATTAGTAGCAGTGCCAAGGCAACGATCAGGATGCCCAAGGCACACCAGCGGCTTTAGACGGATGGCGCTGCTCGTCAATTTGAGCTTGCAGGGCAGCTTCGATTTCGTTGACTTTCTCTTCTCCACCTAGGGCTTCCTGCACCCAAGCGACCACGAGGTCTTGGGTCAGATCTGCGTAGGGAATCAGATTTTCGGGGCGTTGAAAGCCGATGGAACCGTAAGCACCAGCAGAGTAGGTGCCGTCGTTGGCGTCCACGGTGTAATGTGCGGTCATTACGAAGCCGTCGTCGGTTTCGCGTTCAAGGGTGTTGATACCCCACGTAAAGGTGGTGGCCATGATGAAGAACCAGACTGGTACAGAATAGGAGGGTTGCAGCCAGTTGAAAAGGGTCGGCTGTCCACCCTAGTGGTAATGACTACTCAGTAACAGGCAAACATTTTCTGGATGCGTTCCACTTGATACTCATACTCTTCCATGGCTTCAAGATCGTTGATGCCACGGGTGATGGCGTAGTTGCTGAGATCAAGGCGAAGTTTGTCGGTGTCGCTCCAAAGGCGATTCATTACGAACTGCTTAATAAAGCGTTTGTTTTTGGCGTTCATAATGGTTACTCAGTTTGGCCAAGCTTCCTTAGCCGTGGCACGTAACTGCTGGATGAACGCTTCCAGCTCTTCCCGGTTTCGGAACTCTTGGGTGTAGAAACTATCTTCGTCGTTGGATAAAAAGACTTTTCCGTCTTTAGCCCAAGGCGTGTGGGGCACAACGCAGTACCATTCTGTGGTCATGGTCTCTAGGGGACTGTGGCCAGGGGCAGGAGGTGCAAACTCGCTGCCCCACCACTATACGCTTGATCGGCAGTAGAGAGTAGGACTACTAGCTCAGGCGATAGGTCACGAATGTATTTGCAGCAGTACGCCGTGAAGCAAAGCGACCAGACGTGCCCGTAGCAACAGAGCCAGAGCCGACGATGGTGTGAGCAGTGCCAGCAAGTACGCGCACCAAGCTTGGGCCTGTGTTGATGACGCTCCACTCAAAGGTGAAGTTGTCGAAGGTGCCGGCAAAACCGGCTTGAGTGTCTGTGCCAGTGGGCAACGTCATGTCAGTTGCTACTGCTGACGTACTGGTGATAATGCCGGTTTTGAGGTTGGCAACAGTTAATGTTGCAGTGGCATTGACGGCAGCAGGAGCTGGTTGGTCATGTACAATTACACCGTCGTTGGTGATACGGAAACGCTCCGTTAGGCTGTTCGCTGCGCCGGCGGGCCTGGTGAAGAACCCTAGGCGGCCCGGCATGTCATCAACGCCGGGAGTGCCGTCTGCTTGGGCAATGATTGCTGCAGCGCCTATAAAAGCAGATCCATCGCTACCTTCAAAAGTTAAATTGCCTAAAATGTCATTAGAATTAACAATAGTATGCGCTCCGAGTGTTGCATTTCGGCTTTTTTGCATTACAACAGAAGGGCCACTTGTAGTGTTTGAATAACGCCCAGCACTCATGGCAGCAGATGCGTTGGCGGCTACTTGAATGCCTGGTGTAAAGCCGCCAGAGGTGACAATGCCTGTAGAAACACCAAGTAACAATCTGCCGTTGGTGTCAAGACGGGCTACTTCGATGGCGCCAATGTTGGCAATAAATGGTGCAGTAGATACAGCGGATGTCAGGGTTGTAGTGCCTGCATTACTAATCCTCATCCGCTCCGTCGGGCTGCTCGCTCCGTCGGCGGTAGTGGAGAACACTAGGCGAGTTGGGCAGTCAGCAGAAGCCCACTCAGATTCCGCGACTGCGGTGATTTGTGCGCCTATTCTGTAAGCAGCACTGTCATAACTGCGAAATACAATGCCACCAAGGTTTAAGTTGCCAGTGGTAAGAATAGACGGACTTGCCTGCGTGCCTGCTGCCGAACCAAGAGAGATTAGTCCATTATCTCCACCAAACCGAAATCCTTGGAATGTGTAAGCATTTGTGCCAATAGATTGAACTATAGCAGCATCGCCAAAACTTGTAGTTGTGCCCACCAACAACCTGCCGGAGCTGTCGATGCGGGCTGCTTCGCCGGATCCTACGCCTTCAATAAAAACTCTGTTTGAAGAAGCTGCGGTGCCAATTACTGTGTTGTTTGAGCTATCAATGCGCAAAAGGTTTCGTGCGGTGCCAGTGTTATCTTTTCCTCTGTAATTGGCATTATTGCCAATTACAACATTGCCAGACGAATCAACCGCAAGTCTTTCAGTGCCACCCGTGCTGATGGCTACTTGATCTGCGCCGGGGGAATAAATGCCAGTGTTGGGGTCGCCGGTCCAGCTATAGGTTGGCGCTGCAGCGGTGCCCAGTGAGACTGCCTCGATCTGTCCAGTCGAATCGATCCGCAGTCGCTCAGTTCCGCCAGTTGCTACAGAGACCTGATCGGCACCAGGAGTGTATACACCGGTGTTTGCGTCCCCGGTGAAGGTCAGTGATGGAGATCCAGCGCTGCCGGCAGCAAATGTCGCAACACCAGCAACGCTTAGTGTTGAGTCGAGCGTGCTGGCGCCGGTGACATCCAGCGTGCCAGGAAGATCAATTGAGTTGGTCCACTCAACGCCAGTGCCTGCCGCGTCGGTTTGGATGAGCTGGCGAGCAGCACCGTCTTGCAATTTGCTGACGGGCAGTTCGTCGGCGACAACGCCGACCCAGGTGCTGCCGTTCCAGATTTTCATCTGAGCAGGGGACACACTCGTGTCCAGCCACTGCTCACCTGTGTAGTTTCCGGTGCTGCCGCCGGAAGCCGGCACGCTGTTTGGTGCCGTGGTGCCAACGTGCACCGGGCCTACTTTGACGATGCCCGTGCCAGCGGAATCCTTGAAAAAGAGACCGGGGCTTGCGGTATTCGTGTTGATTGCGAGCTGGCCGTCAACAATCGTGGTTGTGGGACGCTTATTTGCAGTGCTGCTACGAAGATGCTTGTACGTGGCCATGCCTTAACTCCCGGGGGACGGCGTTATGGCCCAGTCTAGTATTCACCTTCGTCGATCTCAAATTCATACTCCGCAAGTGTTTCCGTGATCGTTTTGAATTGCACGTAGTAGTCGGCGTTGCTGACTTTTACAAGCAACTCACCTGGTGCGCCCCCTCTGGGTAGGTTTTCGCCGTTGTAATTGAAGCCGGACATGCCGCCGCTCAGTAGGTGCCTTCATCGACAGTGCCAACAGTCATGGCACCAGTTGAGTTGTTGACCTCGATTTCTGTGGTTTCGCGCACCACGCCAAGTGTTGATGTTGTGGCAATTTGGACGCGGCCCCACAATGTGGTCAGAGCTGCTTCGGCATCCGCAACGCCAGTCATGGCGGGTGTCAAGGCTGCGCCAGAGAAAGTGACGTCTCCGGCATCAATGACACTGATGCCCGCACCAACCAAATTAACGTGCGTCCATGTTGTGCCTTGGCCGGGACTGAGGATCCAGTCACCGACGTCAAGCGAAACAGCAGGTGCTGGAGCTACACCAGTGCCGGTAGTGGTTACCAGCAGATACACACCAGCGCTAGCTGACGTTGGTGCAATTAGTGAAGAGCCAACTGTTAAACCAGCGCTAGCACCGTAGGTGTTAAGGCTGGCAATTGTGTTGGTGTTTGCGTTGTACGTACCACCGAAACGCAGGTTGGCTTGAGCGCCGAATTCGTTGTTGAGTGGGAGGTAGTAGCCTTGCGCTGGGGAGACTTGACCGACCCAGACGTAAGCGGTGCGGTCGGTGGGGTTGATCCAGAGCTGGCCGGCAAACTCTGGAACGGGCTGTACGCTGCTGACCTGTGCAATTCCGTAGTCGGCGAGCTGGCTTGCCGTGACGCTATTAGGCGCTAGTCGCGCAGATGAGAATGTGCCAGTAGTGATTTTAGATGCGTCAAGCTCGGGTATATCGGTTGATACAAGACTCAGTGCAGCAACGACATGACCTTGGCCGTCGTAGGTGACTTTGGCGGCGCTGCCGGGTGTAATCGAATTGCTGTGGTTGAGTGTGCCAGCGCCGTCAACGCCAAGGCCGCTACCGGGTTTGACTACGCCGATGGTGCTGGCAGTCGCCACCGGAACATCTGCGGCAATAATTTGCCGGCCACTTGTTACAAGACCTTTTGAGTCGTACTGGACAACATGGAAGTTGCTGGTTTCAGCGGTAACATTGTTGTTGATTGCGATTGTGCTGCCGCTAAGAGTTAGACCATTACCATTAACAACAACAGCACCTCTAGTTGTGGTTGTTGCTGTGGGTAGATCGGTGCCCGCAATGGCGCGATAAGTAACAGCTCCACCTGCTGCTGTAGGACCAGCTAAGAATTGTGCGGCGCTTGCTGTGTTGTCGAGGGTGGTATTGATTGTGGCGGTGTCGTCTGTAGTTGAGACGGTTACGTTTACAAAGCCGACTGTGCCACCTACCAACGTGTTGAGCGAGCCAGCGGCTTTGAACGGAGTCCATGCTGCGCCGCTCCAGCAGTAAATTTTGTTGTCGCCCGTTGTTAGCGCAAGCTGGCCGATATACTCTCCGCTTGCAGGTAGCGATGTAACAAAATCAACAGTTGATTCGTTTGCCAGTTTGGCTGCAGTGACTGCATCGTCGATTAAATCACTGGTGCCAACGCTGTTGGCGGTAGCGAGCGTTCCTAGTCCCAGAGTGGTGCGCTGGGCAGAAGCGGAAGCGTCGTCTATAAGGGCGCGGCCAGCTGCGGTGATAGAACTGAGCGCATATGTATCTGTGCCAGTTGTATAAATAATTTGATCGGGTCCAGTTGCCAAGTTGGCTATTGATTGCAGCGCAGGATCGTATGCTTGTACGTTGGTCCCTATAGCAACGCCGAGATTTGCCCTAGCATCTGCGGCGTTGGAAGCTCCCGTACCACCGTCAGCGACTGCAATATCCGTAATACCGGTAATACTGCCTGCGCTAATAGTGGCACTTGCGATAGTCGCACTATTAAGAGAGGCTGTGCCTCCAGTGATTGCAATTGCGCTGGCATTCTGTGTTGCTAGTGTGCCTAAACCTAATGTTGTGCGCTGCGCGGCGGCGTCGGCGTCGTCGAGTAGTGCTCGACCTGCGGCGGTCAGACTGGTTACCGCGTAGGTGTCTGCGCCAGTGGTGTAGATGGTTTGATTGGCGCCAGTTGTAAGCGCCGCAATGGATTGCAAACCTGCGTCATAGGCTTGCACATTGGTGCCGATGGTCACACCGAGATTGGTGCGAGCATCGGCAGCGTTGCTGGCTCCAGTGCCTCCGTCGGTTACAGCGAGGTCAGTGATACCGGTAATGCTGCCGCCGGTAATCGTTGTAGATGCAGATGTAATAGAAACAGCACTAAGCGAACCACCTGTAATCGCTACAGATCCAGCAGATTGTGTGGCGATGCTGCCGAGACCCAGTGCAGTGCGCTGAT